TCCCGCCGCCACACCTTGCCGTCCATCGCCGCGTGCTCCGGGCGCGTCCGCAGATCGTTGATCGCGTCGTACATCAGATACTCGAACTCGGCCCGCACGTCGGGATCGTTCATCTGCATGTAGCGGCCCGTGCTGTAGCTCCCGAGCACGGCCATCCGATGCACGAGCTGCGCGTAGGCTTCCGTCCATGGCAACGCCTGCTCGTCAACCCACACCCGCCAATCGGCGAGCGTCCCGCCATCGGTGATGATCTGCTGGAGCTTCGCCTTCGCTTTGACCAACGCTTGGTAGGACGTGATCTGCGAGATGGTGAACGCGAGCCCGCGCAGCCGCTCGGCGAGCGCGTAGAATTCCTCCGCCGTCAGGATGCCCTTCTCGACGAACGCCTTCTCCGCCTCCGGCCAGGGCAGCGCCGTCTGTTCGTAACCCATCAGTTGCCGTCCCTGATGTCCTCTTCCACCAGCTCCACGCCCTCCGGCCCGGTGAGAATCAGCGCGTCGAGGTCCGCGTTCATCTTCAGTGCGTCCACCAACAGCGCCACGCTCGCCACCGTCGCCTCCCGCGTCACGGCCAGCACGCACGACACCACGCCGCGCATCTCCTGCCCGTTGATGACGAGCTCGAAGTCCCCGAGCGTCTTGCCCGCCCGCAGCTCCACCGTGTTGCCCATCACGCCATCCCCGGCCGGTTGGCGATGTTGAGCATGGACTTGCGCCGGGAGCACCGGACGAGCGTGAACCCGAACGGGATCAGGTAGCCGAGCCCGCACTTCGGGCAGACGAATGGGACCGCCGGGCCCCCGCCCGTCGGCCGCGGGTCCGCCGCCTGCGGCGGGGTTGGCGGTTGACCTGTACTGGGTTGCTGTACAGGTTCCGGCAACCGGACCCCGACATCCGCCTTCCGTTCGCGGGCCGCCCGGATGTCGAGCACGAGGTCGATCGCGGCGGACACCACGACGGCGGCAAGCAACAGCACGAGGAACGCCGTGGAGATGAGCCCGCCGGTCACTTCTGAATCCGCATCTCGTTCTTGACCGCCGTGCTCCCGTTCAGCAGGGACGTCGCCATCGAGCGGGCAACCGTGTCCGTGAACTCCTCCAGCGAGATCCCGGCCGACTTCAGGTCGTCCTCGAGATCCGGCACCGCCAACTGGATGCGCCGCAGGAGTTGCTCCGGCGTCTGGCACTTCTCAGCCAGCATCTCGACATAGTCCAGCAGCCGCGCCACCGACTCGAAGCCCACGCTCTCGGCCGCGTTCTCGGCGATTGACTCTGCCGCCCGCATCCCCGGCGACAGCGCCTTGCGCTTGCCGGCCGAGAACGCCTTCCCTCCGCGATCGCGCATCGCGAACTCGAGCGCGAGCTGCCCGGCAGTCGGGGACGGCATCGGCTTGAGGGTATCGTCCTCATCCTTCGGCTCGTGAATGCCGAATTCCTCCCGCACCTGCGCGAGTGAGAACGTCATGCCGGGGATCTGCGCGAGCTGCACGTACACCGCGGCCCGCCGCGACTCGTCAACCGACTCCTCCAGGTCGAACTCGAGATGCGGGACCGGCGCGTCCGGCCCCACCCGGTAGAGCACGATCGGCCGGAACAGATCGCGCCGGATGGTCGCGGCGAGCGCCTTGGCGTCCGCGTCCCGATAGTCCATCCGCACCTTGTCGTGCGCCGACGCGGCAAGAGTCCCCGTCCCGCTCTCGCCCTGCGTGGTCAGGTTCTGACCGAGGCAGATGATCGCGTACTCGGTGTCCGCATAGTTGATGATCCGCTGCATCGGCGTCTCGGCCGCGTTGCTTTGCGCGAACGGCGGGGCCGGGAAGTCGATCTCCATGTCCGCCGGGATCGCCGCCACGGAGTCCGCCCCGAGGGCCGCGAGCGCATCCTTGAGCGCCGTGATGTCGTCCCCGGTTGACCCGCTCGGGTACTTGCCGAGCCGCAGCGGGAAGCCGAAGATTTCAGAGAACGCCGCCCAATCCCGCATCGCCCAGTGCTTCGCCACCCAGAGCATCGCCAGCGAGCGCAGTAGGCCGCGCCGTTCCTTACCGCCGGGCTTGAGCCGCGGGGAGTGGACGATGAACTTGTTCGGCTCATCGGCCACGGTCAGGTACTTGGTCCCGCCGACCGTGATCTGGAGGTAGGTGTCGGTGTCGGAGTACCGGAGCATCTTGCCCGGCACCTCGATGATGTCGCTCACCAGCGCATCCGGGGTCCAGACGATCTCAGCCACGGACAGCCCCTTGGGCACCGCGTCGAGCAGCATCTCGAACACGCCCTCGAGGCTGACGTTCCCGAGCCCCTCCCACACCGCGTCCACGGCCGCTACCGCCCGCGCGTCGTCCGGGTCGTCCGGCACGATGTCGAACTCCAACCCGGACACCGCGAGCCGGCGCGTCGACACCACGGACGCCAGCCGCGCGTCCCGGTCGATCATCCGGTCGAAGAGCTGCATCTCGCTGCTGAGCGCGCCCTTCTCCGCGGACTTGAGGTAGGTGACGACGTTAGACGGCGTGATGTCCGAGGCGAGCGAATCAAGCCACGCTTCGCGCGTCGGGACATAGATCTGCGCCTTCTGCGGCCGCCCCTTGGAGACGATCTCGCGCCCCATCTCGTCAGGCATCTAACCTACCTCCAGACCCGCTCGCGCTGCGTGCTGCGCCGGCCCTCAACCTTGTGATACTCCCAGACGTGCTGCGTGGGCACGCTGAACGCCTGCACTACCGCATCAGCGCAGTCCGTGCTCCGCTCAAGCCGCTCCCGGATCTTGTCCTTCGACTCAAGCTCGATCCGCCCGCCGCTCACTTCCCGCCAGTGCGGAGACGCCAGCTCCCCGGTCAGGTCCTCATCGGGTGGGAGCGCCACATCCAACCCGCTCGCAGGATCGAGCATCTCGCGCAGGTTCCACCACGCCCATGCCCGCATGTTGGCGAACCCGAACTCCCCGGTACGGTCCCGCTTGGAAGCGGCCGCGCTCGCGATGAACGCGGACACCCGCAGACCCAGCTCTCTCAGTCGGCTGACAACCCCGGCCCCGATCCCGATTCCGTCCACCACGGCCAGCGCGTTGTCATTCGCCTGCAGCAACCCTGCCACGCGCCCGGTGGTCGCCATCAGGTCGCCGCCTGATTCCTTCCGCAGCTCGGTGATCACGTTCCCGGCCCGCAGCGCGAGCACGCTCCGATCCTTTGACTCCCCGACGTCCACCCCGACCACCTGCACCTTGCCGGGCTGGCCCGCCGCCTTCCACTCATGCCACCGCTCGACCGCGGCCTCGATCCAAGCGAGCGGGATCACGCCGTCCTCATCGGATGCCGCGAACTGCCCGAGCACCCGGTTCTGGAAGACCGCGGAATCCTGCCCCCACTGCCGCGCCCGGTCGTCCGCTTTCTCTTGGGTCATCCGGCCGGCCGCGATCATCTCGGCCAGCGTGACGTGCCGGACCCACCAATCCTCGTAACCGCGGTCCCGCTTGTGGATCTGGTAGAACCGGCCAGCAGGCTCGCCGGGAGTGGACACCGCCACCGCGTAGGCGTCCCCGGACATCAGCGCGCCCTCAGCCGCGTCCCAGATGTCCGCCGGGATCGCCTTCGCCTCATCGAACACGTACATGATCGAATCCGCGTGCGCGCCCTCGATCTTCTGATGGTCGTTGGACGCCACCGCGGCCGCAAAGCCCGTCCGCCCCTTGAGCATCAGTTGGAGCAGCTCCTGCTCCGTCAGCGGTTCACGCCCGATCCGATCCCACCGCAACCGCCCAGCCCACTTGTGGACCTCCGGCCAGAGGTAGAGCGTGAGTTGCCGCCATGCCGACGCCGTCGTGATGATCTTCCAGTCCGCCACGCCATCCCGCGTCAAGAAGAACCAAAGAGTCATCCAAGAAGACATCGCGGACTTCCCGAGCGTGTGGGGTCCGCGCACCGCGACCCGCTTCCGTTTCGGCAACTCCGCGAGAATCTCAAGCTGGTACGGGGCCGGCCCTTCGCCCGCCTTCCACTCGATGCACTCGGCGGCGAACAGGTCCGGCCGGTCCCGGTACTTCGCCCGAAACGCCGCCACTGGAGACGAGATGCTCGCCTCCAGGGCGTCCGCCTCAGCCTTCGCCAGTTGCAGGAGCTGCCGCTTGACGGAGTCCGGCAAGTCGCTCAAGTTGCTCTCTGAGAACTGCATCGAGTTCATGACCGCTCAGTGAATGCTCTTCGGGTAGACCGAGGGACCGGCACTCGATCTCCCACGCCAGCTTGATCAACGACACGATGTCCCGCGGGGACAGGTCGGCCGGGTCGGTCAGGGCCAGCCCGGCCAAGGCCACCGTGAGCACTTCCTTCGATAGCTGGATGTGCCGG